GACGACGACATCGAGGATGTTGTCTCAGTATGGCAATCATGGGGATTTAATTGAGGAAGTGGAAGGGGGGTTGTGTCCCCCTTCTCACTTCTATCAGATGCAGTGGTACATGCTCTTAACGAAGAAGCCCGTTTGTTACTATGCAGTTGGGGTCTTGGACAACAGGGAGGTCAGGGTGTTGAAGTGTGTAGAAAACAGGGCATCTCAGGCAGAGATCTTGAGCAGGGCATTGAGTTATTGGGCAGATGTGCAGAATGGCAACGAACCAGAGTTGATGTTTGCGGTGGACTTTGATCACAAGTACCCAGAGGAGCATCAGGACTTGCGAGAGGCAAGTTCTGACGAGGAGCATGCTCTGCAGGAGTATGTGGAGTTAAAGCGGGAGCGTGGGCAGTATGACGAGCAGATCAAGAAGTTGGAGACGTTCTTAAAGTCAAGGGTGGCAGACCATGCTGGTTTGCAATCATCATCAGGCAGGGTACTCTGTACCTGGAAAGTGCAGGAGAGATCGTCTCTCGACACAAAGCAACTCAAAGAACAACATCCGGACCTAGTGGAAGCGTTGACTTGTAAGTCACAGCACAGAGTTTTCCGTTCCTATCGTTGATCACCGTAACGTTACCGTTCCCCCCGTCAGTTAATACCTACTACCGACATCTTCCGAATGGGCGGACTCTTCTGAGCAGGAAGGGCCGTCTTTTCAAGGCATTTGCTTCCGAACTACCGGAATTCCAACCTTTTGCTGCAGAGGACCGTTTACGGGTCCATCTGCAGTTGTACCCGCCAACAAGACGTTCCTTTGACATCGACAATTACGGCAAGAGTGTCCTGGACCTCTTGCAGAGTGCAGGAGTGTTCCCAAACGATAATCAGGTAGATGAGTTGTATGTGGAGCGTCGAGAGGTCGTCTCTGGTGGCAAGAGCATCGTAACGATTGAGAGATTATGGAAAATCAAAAGAACCCCATAGCGTTGTTCATGGAGACCTATCGGGATGATCCGGTTGCGTTCGCAAGGAACATGCTGAACGTGGAACCATTACCTTGGCAACAGGAGGTGATGGAAGCAATCGCTTCTGGGCAACGTCTCGTAGCGACAAAATCGGGTCATGGGGTAGGGAAATCTCATTGTGCCAGTGTGTTGATGCTCTGGTTTCTGTTAACGAGAATTGACGTCAAGATTGTGGTCACGGCACCGACGATTGCCCAGTTGCAGGATGCCTTGGCAGCAGAGGTGAAGAAGTGGCATGGGATGTTGCCAGCAGCACTGAGGGACTTGATCACGGTGAAGCAGGAGCGATTGGAACTCACTGCTTCACCGGAGAGGGGGTTTATCAGTTTTCGTGTAGCGAGGGCAGAGTCTCCGACTGCCCTGCAGGGGGTCCATGCACCCCCGCATGGTGGAGTCATGCTAGTCATCGATGAGGCATCTGGCGTACCGATTTCGGTGTGGGAAGCCTCATTGGGAAGTCTCTCCACACCGAACAGTTGTTGTCTGTTGTTTGGCAACCCTGTCTACAGCAGTGGCTTCTTTTACGATGTCTTCCACTCTTCGAAGAAGGGTTGGAAGCTGATGACGGTTTCGTGCCTGGACAACCCCTTGGTCAGTGAGTCCTTCATTTCGGACATGAGGTCGAAGTATCCGGAGTCGAGCAATCAGTGGAGAGTGCGGGTCATTGGCGAGTTTCCATCTCAGGATGACGACACGGTCTTCAGTGCAGAGAGGGTTACGGATGCCATCAATCGGGAGGTCGTCATTCCGGACGACTACCCGATTGTGATGGGGGTTGATCCTGCGAGGTATGGCTCAGACCATAGCGTGGTCACGCTGAGACAGGGACGTCGGGTGTTGGGGATCTATAGCTATCAGAAGTTGGACTTGGTCGAGTTGGCAGGGAGAGTCTTGGACATCTACGAGGGGTGCATCCCAGAGTGTGCGGAGGTGCTGGTGGACAATATCGGAGTCGGAGCAGGGTGCTTGGACATTCTGAGATCTTGGGGAGTTCCTGCGAGGGGGGTCAATGTATCGGAGTCTCCTGCCCTGGGAGAGGTCTATGCCAATCTACGGGCAGAGTTGTACTTCAAGGCCAAGGACTGGTTTGACGACGAGGTCAGCATTCCGGACGAGGAGGGGTTATTGAGGGACTTGCTTGCCATTCGGTACGTGTATCGTCCCAATGGCAAGATTGCGGTGGAGCGGAAGGAGGAGTTGAACAGGAGAATTGGGGCATCTCCGGACTATGGAGACAGCTTCTCCTTAACGTTTGCCCAGAGTTCGGTTCTGCCAGACGGCAGGTATCGTGCCAGGGGTGGATATGCGCAACCCTTTGTTGGGAACGTGGTTTGACTTTGACAGATCAAAAATTGTTTTGATAGCGTCAACATACTTTTAAACCAACAACAGGACTCTCTTTTGAGTAACGAAATTTTGGAACCCATGACGGAGGAAGAACTCCAGGCATGGGTCAAGTCCACACTGGACGATGCCATCGACTACATCGACAACGATGTGAGTAATCGCAGAGTTGTCGCTCAACGGTTTTTCCTTGGCAAACCGTTCAGCGAGTCTGATGTTTCTCCCTATGAGGAGAAAGGCAGATCTCAAGTGGTCAGCAGGGACGTCTTTGATGCCGTGAATTCGATGGTTCCTTCGCTCATGCGGGTTTTCTTCTCTGGAGAACAGATTTGTGAGTTTGTGCCCAGAGGACCGGAGGATGTCCAACCTGCAAAACAGGCAACAGACTTAGCCAACTGGTTTCTGGAACAGTCTGATGCCTACGGAGTCTTTGGGGATGCCATCAAGGACATGCTGATCAGTGGCACAGGCATTCTGAAGATCTACTACGATAAGACCTACAACGTCGAAAGTCGCAGACTTTCTGGACTCAACGAGATGCAGATCAACCTCTTTTTGCAAGAGGGGTACGAGGTAACGAGTAGTACAACGGATGAAGAAACTGGGTTGATCGATGTCCATCTGACAAGGAAGACCCCGAATGGTCAGATCAAGATGGAGTGTCTCCCTGGTGAGGAGTTTTTGATCAATCGAACAGCCAAAAGTGTCGAGGATGCAACCATCGTTGCGCACAGGATGCTGCTCAGAGTCTCAGATCTCGTGGAATTAGGTTATGATTACGAAGAAGTCGTCGAATACGGAGGAACGAAGGACCATGTCCGAAACAATTCTGAGTGGCTGCTACGTCACCCCGCTTGGAAAGAGGACGAGGACACTTCCTCAGATCCAGCAGGACGATTCGTCCATTATGCCGAATGCTTCTGTCGAGTCGACCAAGACGGAGACGGAGTCAGAGAACTAAGAAGGATCTGTACAATTGGCTCTGCTCACGAAGTGCTTTCCAACGAGGTTGTTACCGACACTCCTTTCCTGCTGATTCGTTACGATGCCCGACCCCACACTTGGGAAGGACTGTCGGTTTACGATGCTCTGCAGGACATTCAGCGGGTCAAGTCGGCAGTGATGCGGAACGTCCTCGACAGTCTATCTCTGTCGACTCGTCCACGCATTATGTTCAATGAGAACTACATTGATTGGGATCAGCTCAGTCAGGACAAGATCGGATCTCTGATCAATGTCCGTGGAGATGTTTCCAAGGCGTTGCAGATGCTCACAATGCCCTTCGTTGGGCAACAGGCATTCCCCCTGATTCAGTACCTTGATCAGATCAAGGAGGAACGTGTTGGGGTTGGACGAGCATCTCAGGGACTGGAGTTGGAACACTTGCAGTCGACAAGTGCGGTAGGACTGGCAGCATCTCAAAAAGCTGCACAGTCCCGTTTGGAACTCGTTGCCAGAAATGTTGCAGAATCCGGTTTCAAACCCCTCTACAAGAAACTTCTCAATCTTGCCCTAACGTACATGACTGCCGAACCCATCTTGATGAGGTTGCGGGGTCAGTACATTCCAGTCGATCCCTCGACCTTTTCTGACTATGACGTCCGCATTTCTCTCTCCTTAGACAGCAACAACGAGAAGCGCACTCAAACGCTTCTCGCTTTGCTTGCCAAGCAGGAGCAGATCATTTCTCAGTTTGGTCCAATGAACCCAATCTGTAGTGTTGAGAACTACTATCAGACCCTTCAGCGTTTGCTCCAGGAGCAAGGGTTGATTGATGGGGCAAGATACCTGAGATCTCCGGAGGAGATGCAGCAGATGCTGCAGCAGCAGATGCAACAGGCACAACAGCAACAGCAACCCAAACCATCTCCGGAAGAGATTTTGGCTCAGAGTGAGATCCAGAAAACTCAGTTCGAAATGCAACAGAAAGCTGAGGAAATGAGGCGGAAGGATGACCTAGAAAGGGATAAATTTGAGGCAAAGACTTTCCTCGACATTCAAGAACTTCAACTGAAGTACAACACGCAGATTGATGCTGGACCTCTAGTCCAGGCAGTCAATCGAAACCGTGAACTGGAGCGAATGGACATGAGTGTCCAGGAGCAAATTTATCAACAACAACAACAGGTGCCGAATGCCTAATAAGATAGGTGGACGTTTTAAACCATGCGTTGGTTGTCCAACGCCACAGGTCTGTATGAAGTTAGGACGGTGCCGCAAGAAAGGATATAGTGGATAAGATTCGACTAGGAGAAGAAGCAAAGCGGGTACTTGCCAATGAAAGTGTCCAGAAAGCCTTTGAGGAACTGGAAGCCTTTTATGTGGGTCTCTGGAAACAGGCAGAAACCACAGAGATCAGGGAACGGCAATGGTACATGCTGGAGGCACTGACATCACTCAAGCAACTGTTGAACACACAAACGCAACGAGGGATTCAGCAAGCGAAACAAAGCAGTCGAAAGAGGTCTGAATGAGTGAAGAAGCAAGAGCAAGTGAACAAGCAACCGTAGAGGGATTTGAGGCATTGCTCTCTGGGAACCCAATTCCACAACCAGAAGAATCTGCTCCAGAGGAGGAGACTCCTCAACAGCAACTAGAGGAAGATGTACAAGAAGAAGTCGAAGAAGAAGTAGAGGAGGAGCAGGAACCTCTCTATGTCGTCAAGATTGACGGTGAGGAGGTTGAAGTCCCACTGAGTGAACTTCAGCAGGGATACAGCAGAAATGCAGACTATACCAGAAAGACTCAGGCGTTATCAGCACAACGTAAGGAGTTAGAATCCTTACAGCAGGACTATGTCCAACGGGTCAATGCCCTAAACACATTTGCTTATCAGCTACAGCAGGAACCGTCGATACCGGAACCGGAGATCGATTGGGAACGACTGCAACATTCTGATCCAGTGGAGTGGCTCAAACAACGTCAACTAGCACAGGACCGTGCCGACATCAGGGCACAACGAGCAGCACAACTTGAAGCAGTCAAGCAAGAGCAACAGTACATCCAACAGCAGCAGTTTAACGAAACTCTCCAGAAGGAGAGAGAGTTACTCAACGAAGTCATCCCCTCCTGGCGAGATCCGGAGGTGGCAAAGAAAGAGAAGAGTGAGATCAGGGATTTTGCCAAATCGCATTATGGGTTGACCGATGTCGATTTGCAAAGCGCCTATGATCACCGATTGGTTCGAATTTTATATGATGCCTACAGTGCCAATAAATCGTTGTCACAAGGCAAGCAAGCACTCAAGGAGTCGCAGGAACCCACTGTCAAAACAGCAAGGGTTCGTGGGCGATCTCCACAGGGTCCAACAACTCGACGGCAGACCAACTTCAACAAAGCAATGGGTCGTCTGGAGAAGTCAGGATCTACAGCAGACGCAACAGCAGCATTTGCTGCTCTTTTAGGAAATTAAATTAGGAGACTGAAATGGCAGTCATTTCAAATACCTCCCTGTCGTATGACATGGGGGATAAAAAGGTTTATGGATCTTCTGCAGACGAGGCGATGCCTGATGTGGCGAAGCTCATCATGAACATTTCGCCTACAGAGACCCCCTTCCTCTCAGCAATTGGGACCAGGGACACGAACAACACTATTTTCGAATGGTTAACAGACGATCTTGCAGCGACCTCAACGACAGCAGATGTCGAAGCGGATCAGACAACCCGTGTTGCCATCACTCATGCCACTCGTCTGAGCAACATTTGCCAGATCATGAGCAGAAACGCCAGTGTGTCAGGTACTCAGCAACGGATCGCCATCTACGGGAAATCTGAAGGGCAACTAGCATACCAGTTGACCAAGAAATCCAAGGAACTCAAACGTTCCATGGAGGCAGTCTTAACCAGCAATCAGGCACGAAACAACGGTGCCTCTGGTACAGCACGGACCACGGCAACGCTAGGTGCTTGGCTAACGACCAACACTAGCTTTGATGCAACATCAGGTGCGGACCCTGTTACCGTTGGTTCTACTGCACGAACTGACTCCTCTGCACAACGTGCTTTAACAGCAACTCTGATCAATACCGTTGCTCAGAGTTGCTTCACCAACGGTGGCGAACCGG